GGTGAGCCGGTGTAACCGGGGTTCACGATTAAGGGGTCACGGATTCAATCGGCCTTCGCGTAAGGCTGTTGAGCGTTCGCCCACAAAAAAGCCGCCTACCCTGTGAAGAGAAAGCGGCTTTGTTGTGAGGCCGGAATACCGGCTGTGATTAGTCTTTGCTGAAGCGCTTGTTCACGACTTCGCGGGCTTCATTCAGGTTCTGCTGTAACTCCTTGATAGCTTCAGCGGAGCCCTGGACCCTGTTGAGTTGCTGGGTATCCGGCAGGCGTTCCAGTTTGTCCCTGCATTCCTCCCGACGCTTGGCCAAGATAGCCAGAAGGCGCCGTCCGTCCTGCGAGCTGGCGATTCTGGCCAGGGCTTTCCAGTCCTGCTCGTCCATTCGTAGCCTCCGGTTGCATCATTTTGAGGATTTCAGCCAGCATTTTTTTGGCTTCCAGCGGCGTTAGGGTCTGCGTTTTCTGGGTGTCGGCGCGGGTTTCGTCCACTTCGGCCATGGTCTTTTCAGCTTTGGCGGTCTTTTCCTGCATCTCGGCCTTTTTAATGGCTTGTTCCAACTGCTGCATCATCTGACCGGCTTCGTTTTGCGCGGCGGTGTTCTGCTCCATTTCGTCCTCGGTGGGGATAGAACCTGGCAGATCCAGCTTTTCAGAAATGGATTCCAACAACTTGCGGCGCCCTTCCTGGCCAATGATCGCCAGATCGGTCGGGTTATTGGTCATTTGCAGGAATTGTGAGCGCATATTGTGCGTCTGTTCACGAATCAACATGGCCGATGAGCCGCGAGGGATAACCGCCGCATCGCCTTTGATGCTGTTATCGTCGGAATACTGCATGTTGTGCAGCCAGAGCGCTTCCACTACACGACGAACCACGCCCCGGTCAATGTGCCGGATGGCGTCCTTGATGCCCTTGTTAGCGCTCTCCATTAGCATCGACAGGCCGGATGCAGTCTGGCCTGCCCCGCCTACATTCTCGTTACCGTAGGAATAGCGCGGAATATTGGTGGCGTCGTCAGCGCGGATCTCAAACTTCTCGTACACGCCCATGAGTTCAGCGGCGTTACTGCCTGGCTGATAGAAGCGCACGGCAGGGTTATTGCCGGTGACGGCTGAATCTTTGGTGCGCCATACCTTCCATGGGTACAGGTCGGTCGGGTCTTCGGAGGGGTCTAGTCGATCCTCGTAGATTTCCACTTGCGGCCCGGATGAAATGGCCAGGTTGTTAATCAAGCTGCGGGCGGTGGCGTTGCACACGTCTTGAATGTCAGCCATTAGCTCAGGGATTGCATGACCCCAGAAGGAGCCAGGCACAGGCTGAAAGCTGGCTTTGTGGTACGGCCGGCGCTCCAGTGGATCACGGTTGAACTTCACGCGGATGACGTGCTGGCCAATCAGTGTAGCTTCTACTTCGTACTCGGCCAGCGGGTCTTCCACCTCTTTGGGGTCAATGCCCCACTGCAATAAAGTCGTGCCTTGCGCTCCGCCACTATAGATCAGGGCGTCAATGGTTTGGCCTCGGGTCAGCCATTCATGGCCGCGGCCTTCCAGTTCGGCTCGTTCGCCGTCTGACCACAACCAGTCACGCAAACCACTTTGGCCGTGTTCGCTCAGGACTTCTCGGATGGATTCGGTGTTGTAGGACGGTACACCAATCAGTTTATTCAGGTGTGCCCGGGTGAATCGGGTTCGCTCGATGATATAGGCGCCATCGTCTACGGTGGTGGCGTCTGCGCTGGGGTAAATGTCGAACGGACTAACGCGATACCACTGCGGCTTGATTTCCTGCATCTTGACCGCTTGCCAACCTTCCATCCAGCCCAAAGTAGAGACTCGGCGCAAGTTATGGCCGCGAACAAACCCGGCCGGGTAGGTGACGAAATCATCAATAAAGCCCTCGAAAGCGTCATCCCACTCGCCCTCGGCCAGCTGATCGTTAATCAATTCTTCGTGACGTTCGGCGGCCTCCCGCGCTTTTTCCTGCACGACCTTACGAATGTGCTTCTCAGCATCTTCCATCAGCTTTTCAGGGTCAGGCTGCTCGCCGGATTCTTGTGCCTGCTGCAGTGCCTGCTGCATGAACTGCTGGAATACAGGCTGCACAAATTCGGTCGGCACTTCGGCTAATGGGGTTGGGTCTAATCCCCACGGCTTTTCGGTGGACGGCATCAGAATGTCTCGCACCCAGGCAGAAGCGGCACGGCATTTTGTGGTGGTCAGCATCATGTAAACGACACTGCCGCCTTCGGCTTTGATAGCGGACAGCTTACTCGGGTCATACTCACCCTTGCGGCGGCGCAGACAGTCCAGCAATCGGTTTTCCACTTCTTGCTTGGCCATCTTGGCCTCTTCCCATGAGCGCCGTATGTGGGTACCCAGGGAGCTTTCTATCAGTTCACGTTTGCGAGAGTCGGCATCAGCCAGGCGCTGGGCTTCGTTTTCATCATCGACCCGTAAGTCATCGGCAGATTTGTACTGCATCAGCCCCAGACTAGCCATTCGCGGCAACTCCCTTGGTCAGAAAATCGTACATGGCTTGGTTTTCAATGCGCTTTTTGTCGCGCAGCTTCTGGGCGTTGCGCATCATCGGGTGCAGCTGGCCGAACAAATCTTTCAAGTAGCCCACCGGATCGGATTCAAACTCACCGATTTTTATGTTCAACGAAACTCCAAATCCGCCGAGGACCTCAAACTGCAACCGGACGCCCTGCTTTGGTTGGGTTACGCGGGCCTCGATCACAATCGGGTCAATCTGAATGTGGTCCGCATCGTTGCGAAACTTGCCGCCAGGGATCGGTAATCCGGTTTTTGCCACGGCTTGCGCAATCACCACGGCAATCTCCCGCTGAGTAAAGCTAACGGGCTTGTTGGAATCAAGAATGGCCATTGGTGCTCCTAAGTGTGTGCTGCCCAGCCACTGCGCCGACTTGGCGTGCGTGACTTGGCGAAATCTTGGCGTGATATGCGGGCCATCAGGTCGGCTCGGGCAAGCGTTTCTAGCCCTTTGGCGCCGTGAGAGGCCCAGTCATGCCGGGGTGAATCCTTGTAAACGCCGCGCTTGTCGTCCCACTCCTTGCGGTAATTGTCCAAACAGGCGACACCCTGGGCGCAGGTTTCTTCATTGATCCAGCACGTCGGCAGGAACTGGCGAACAGCTTGGACGCCCTCGGCCTGGTTGCTGATTCGCGGGACGACTTCAAACTTAATGCCGAACTGCTTGGCCACATCCACCCGGGACAAGCCTGTGCCCAGCTCACGTACCGCCAGATCGTGTGGCCCATAATGGCCTCCGTAGCGATAGCCTTTTTTGTTCAGTTCGTTGGCGTAGTATTCAATGCCCTCGCCCTCGCCTTCCAGGTAGTCAATCAGGTGGACTTCCCTGCCTACAATCTGCGCAAACCAGATCACCATCGCGTCATTCATGCCCAGATCCCAGCCAGTGAATACCGGCAACTGCGGATTGGCCTGAACTTCGGTCGTGAGTCGCTTATTCTTGCGCAGGAAGCGCATCTGTGTGGCGTAGTACGCACCTTCAACCGACTGGTTAAAGGCTTCTTCAGGAGTTGATGGGTACTCTCGCTGCATATCATCTTGCAGAATTTCAGACTTTTTGGCGTACCAGGCTTGCTGGTCTGGCGTGGTGTGAATGCCCAGCTTCTGCGCCAAATCCTCAAAGTATTCGTGCAATCTCGCCGGCACCACCACGGTACGGGCATCCATGGCATACGCTGGCTCTTGCCACCAAGGGAAAAAGTGAAACTGAAAATCCAGATCGGTTAATTGACGCTCAAGGTCTTGCAAGTTGCGAGCGTTCTGGCAGTAATCAAAAAAGTAGCCTTCACGGCCCTCTGCGGTTGACTCCAGTGTGATCTGATTGCCCAGCCCCACCGCCTCAAACGCGCCGGTTACGATCTCCTGCGCCTTGTGAGGGTACTGTTTGCAGATTTTGCCGAACTCCGACACGTGCAGCCGTTGCAGTGTGCCGCCCCGGTAACTGGTGCTTACGTTGATGCTGGAGTCGTTATCAAATACGTAGGCGCCAGATCCACCCTTGTCACTCACTGGCCGGGGAAACCGTAAGCCAATTTTCTCAAACAGTGCTAGCCAGGTGTCGGGAATGTTTTGATACGCAAAGGTGATCTTGTTCCGGAAAATATCTTTGGCATCGTCCAGGTTGTGACAGATACACCCGGCGCTGAAGTTTTTCGTAAACAGGCAGTCATCCAGCGCGTCAATCATTTCAAACGTGGTAAAGCCAAGCTGTCGGGCTTTTAGAATGATGTTGCGCGAGTGACCATTCACATAGCGCTCACGTTGCGCGGCATTGGGGTGGAACTTGATCTTCCGCCCACCCTTGTCCTTGATGTAATACAGGGTGTTGATGCGGAACCACTTAATCGACAGCGCCTCGACAATGTGCGCCTTTGCTGTCAACTCACCGTCTGCCAGTGCGGCCAGGTAGGCATCCCCTAGCCTGATTTCGGCGTTACGATTCATTCGTTATTGCGGACGTCTTGGAGCAATTCGGCCAGGGACTTCGCTTTCTGATCGTTGTCCTTCTCATACAACCCCAAGAACTTCATCAGCTTTTCCTGCGCCGGCCCTTTATCTGACAATTTGTATTCATAGCGGCAGACGCCCTTGCCATCCTCATCGCCCGGTAAAGCGGTGACTTTCAGGCCCACGACAGCCGCGGCAATATCATCATCCAGCTCATGCGGGGGCAGCGGGTCGCCGCTCTCATTGAACAGCTTGCGCATATCGTACATGCCGCACCGGGTAATCTCTTGCAGAACGCGGTCCTGAGTAATGTCTGCCTTGTGAGCTGACTCATCCGCCTTCGCTCTCAGGTAGCCCTGGGTATATTCATGGTTTAAGGTTCTGGCGCCCTGGGCCTCGCAAACCTTAATGCTGGACCTTGGATAAACGGCCTTATAGCAAGCCTTGGCATTACCGCGAATGTCGTCGGGTCCGCCACGGTACAAGTCTGCGAACGCTCGCATCTTTGCCTTGGTGCCTTCTTTGGGATTTTTGGCAATGGCCATTACTGCATCCGGTTAATAATCAGCGCCCGGTTATAGACTCCGCTGACAAAACAATCGACGGCCAGCACCTCGCCCCAATGGTCTACGTTGTGTTCCGACAGATCGTTACGCCCAAGCTCACGGCCAAGGGCGTACTCGCTTGCTGATACGGCGATAGGGCTGCCTAGCTTGAAGCGGAGGACGTCCAGCATCGTTACCAAGCGGGCGCTCATGTCCTCGGACCACTCGCGGAACTCTTCTGCTTCAAAATGCTGTGCGTAGATCATGGCCATACCCTCTCTGATAGGTTGGTTAATTGCTAAATCAATCGTACTCAGTAGTCCAGTCAAGCTCATGTATGTCGATTTGATCATCAGCTACCTGGGAGACGTATAGAGCTTCAA